CCATTTAATCTATTAAGCTCAGAATCTTTCGGTGTTGTTACATTTCCAAGATTCGGATTCAAATTAATACCATAGGATCCGTTATACATCGAAGAAATAAGACCTTGACTAGCATAAATATTTGAATAGTCAACAACAGGTGTAATGGTAGGATTTGCACCAAGATCTACATCTAACGCTGATCCAACAATAGAACCAATATTATTTGCAACTTCAGAAATTCTATCAGAACTAGAGTCAAGACCTCTAATATAACCCTCATCCATAAATTGACCAAGCTTAAACATTACTCTTGAAGGAGAATGGATTTGGTTCATACTAGCGACTGTGGATGACAGCTCAGTCGCGATCTCATTACAAAGAGCATCAAATTCTTCTTTCTTAGAATTAATACCATCAATAAGTCCTTGCATCAGATTGGAACCAGCATTAAACATGTTGCCTTCCTGAGCTTCTACAGATTTCACCATTGAAGATGCATAATCTTTGCCGTTCTTACTACCTTCAGAAGAATTTACCTTCTTATCAATTTCAGAAGTTGCCTTATCTGCAATCCCCTTGGATGCATTTGCAACCGCTGCTTCATTCTCCTGATATCCAGTTTGAAGACCAGTTGCCATATTGGTAGCAATCGTTGATGCTGTCGTTTGAGAAGTTTGTGAAATCGTTTCTGTATCATTAGAAAGAGCAGCCTGAATGGACTGACCAAAGAGCGCTGCTGCTTCTGTACCCATAGAAATAAGAGCAGGATCAATAACAGTGCTAAAGTTTGTCACCATTGTCTGAACTGTTGTTGCAAGAGCGTTAACATCAGACATAGCCGCTGATAATGCTTGCTGATAGGTTTGACCATTCATGGTACCCGCATCAAGCCATTGCTGAGAAGCTTTCGCTTTTGCATCATCACCAATCGTGGTTGCCCGTTCATACATGGCATTTGCACTACTTACTTGATCAGACGTCCATTGTGTTGCTGCTGCAAGATATTCAGGTCCCTGTTCTGCAAGCTGTTCCAAAAGTCCAGGATTAAGTCCCTTTGCCTCAAGAGCAAGATAGTTTTGTAACTCTTTTTCAGCTTTATCAAGGTTCCCTCTCATTCTAGTAATAAGTTCATCACCAGAAATTTGATCTTGCTTGTCAGAAAGTTCTGCATAAAGATTTGTATTATCAAGAACAGATTTAATAGCATCACCAACTTCATTTGCAGTAAGCTTAAACTGTTCTACAAGCTTAGAAGACTCGGTTGCTTTCTTGAACACCTTATCAAAATTCTTAACAATATTATTTGTAAGAGCGTCCTGAATGGTAGTTCTATCTTCCAGAATGGCTCCTAGTTGCTCTTCTGTAATGCCATAATTTTGAGCAGCCGTTGCAAGGTCATCAAACGCCTGTCTTGCCGTATCGTTATCAGGACCAACCTGAGCAATAAAGTCTTGATAGTTAAGAGCTGCCATTAAGAACTCATTGGAAACATCTCCAATTCCATCAATGGCATTTCCAAATATTCCAGACTCACCAAGATCCATGCTCTCACCAAGAACATTGGTAACGTTTTCTACACTATCTTTGAACGAACTAACAGCAGTCTCGCCAAGCTCCTTGCCAGCTACTTTCACTGCATCTTTTCCATCGTCCATAGAACCGGCAATATTACTCACAGCATGATCTGCTGCTTTTGTTGCCTCTTCGTCCATTTGAGCTGCAGTAAGATTTAGATTCTGATACTCTTTGTTGAGTTGAGTAATCTTTTTCTTAGCGTTCTCTGCATTCTTAATTTCATTTTGATATTCTTTGTTCGTATTCTTTTCAACCCACAGAGAATACTTTTCAAACATATCTTGCTCTTTTGCAGACACTTCAAGAGCATTCTTATAATTTTTGTAATTATCATTAATCTTCTTAATCCAGTCATCTCCCATTTTTCCTGCCGCCATAACGGCGCCTTGGCCCTGAGAGATCAAGTCTTGAAGTGCTTCCTGGTTAAGACCTCTTTGACGAAGACTTAAGATTTCCAATTGATAGTCTTTAATTCCAGCAACACGTTTTTCAAGATTGGATAATAACTGCTTACCAGTAACATTAGAAGAAATATCAAGAGATTCAAATGCTCCACCAAATCCTTCAATGGCATCTTTCATTGCAGAGCCAAATGCTTTTGCCTTAGACTCATACTCAGAAAGCTTACTCATTGCATTGTCGAATTGTGTGTAAGCTTCTTGAACATCTGAAATAATAACAGTCTTTAAAATATTAGTTGAGTCAATAGTTTGATGAAGATAGCCATACAAGTCACTAAGACTCATTCCAGCTGCATCTGCATACTTCTTAAGCTCTCCGTATGCTTTCTCAAGTCCAGAATGATCATATGCATCACTATCAAGAGCGATTCCCATTGCCTTGACTTTGTTCTCTTCTCTAAGAGTGTCAACGTAAGCCTTGGTCATCCCATCAAGCTCTTCATAAGTCTTAAGACCATCTTCTTTTAATTTATTCAAATATAAAGCAACCATTCTAGCATTTTCTACTCTAACCGTTGCTTCTTGAGCAAGTTTTTCAGCTTTGGCTTGATAACCAAGGAAATCCTTTAGCTCACTATTCGACATCTGCCGAAGCTCCATGATCTTCTGATAATTCTCAAGAGGATTAGAACCAAGATCAGCAAGTGTATCATCGTCCACACCTCTATAAGCAAGAGAGGTAAGAGCGTCTGTGGATTCTCGCAGTGCATCAACTTGAGACTTTGCATTCATGATAAGCTTATCTGGTTTTATCATGTCGGAAGTCTTTTTATCAAACTCTGTATAAAAATCTAATGATCCTTTAATTGCATCTGAGATCTTATTGAACGCTTCCACAAAGGCTTCTCGTATTGCATTCGCCCTTTGCTGAAGAGCAGTACCTTTTTCTTCAGAGTCTTCATAGACCTCATCTGCTTTATTACTTGTCTTATAAATTTCAGAGAGCAAGAGTTCAAATCCTTCTGCTCCAATTTGATAAGGAGTAGTATCAGATACCTTGCTCATCATAGAACCAAAGGAAGAGGTGAATTTATTAATGATTGGGATTGCTCTTTCATTAAACTTCTCAAGAGTATTCTGGAACTCCTCAAGAGCTTTGGAATCATCTTTTGCAGATTTAGATCCGCCAGACCCTTTTCCTTTCTTTTTAGAACCAGAATCTCCTCCTCCACCTCCAAGATCAGAAGTCGTGCTAGGTGATCCAGTTTTGGAGTCTCCTTTACTTGCAAAGTCAGACCAAGAGAACGGAAGACCAGAATCGTTTTTAGCTCCACTCTCCCAGCTTCCTTTTTGCCAAACTCGCTTCATTTTGCCGGTCTTAGAGTCTTTTTGCATAACCCATTTACCATTGTTCTTTTTGCTGCCTGTTCTGAAGCTAATTTCTCCTTCTGTACCAGTGCCAGCACCAGCATAGCCAAGATCAAGAGAGCTCATAGCAGCTCTTGCAGAGGAGGCATATCCAAGAATATTGGATAAGAAACTAGAGCCCATGAGATCACCGATATTACCACCAGTAATACCAGCAAGAGAAATATCACCACTTGCAATGCCACTCATAAGTTCAGATATCATGGAACCGCCAGTGCCATTTCCATCAAAAGCACTGGAGAGTTTATCCTTTGCCATAGAGCCAAAGTTTTCCATAGCAGTAGAAGCAGGGACTTCACCAGAAATAACACCTTTAACAAGTTCCAGCATATTGGACTTGCCAGTATTTTCTGCATCTGCTCCTTCTGTTACGCCTTCTGATGCTGCGCTGCCAACTTCTTGACCTGCATTTTGAGCATCGTCAGATGTACTAGCAACACCACTTGCTGTTGCACTGCCAAAGTTCTCACCAAGCTTTGCACCATCCTTAGGATTTAACGTATCAGCAATGCTACTTGCAATATCAGAAGACGCGGCTTTCACTTTAGGAACACCAGCCTCTAGTCCTCCTGCAAGCATTGAAGTAAAATCTGGCATCCAACTGTCAGAGTTAGCAAGAGGTCCTTCATCAGGTGTTGAGAAGTGAAGGAACGATGCGATCGCGCTTGCAATACTTGATGCAGCATTTTTCACAAGATCAATACCTGCAGAAATGCCATCCGCAAGCTTCTGTGCAAGATCCATCCCCCATTGTGCAGCTTCTTCTGATACCTCTTTAAGGGAGATAAGAAAACCAGCTACCTGCTCTGCAACAGAGACAATTACAAGTAAGACAGCACCAAGGCCAGCAGCAAATATTAGTAATCCTACTCCTGCAATACCGCCACCAGCTCCAATTGCAATAAGTGACAATCCAAGTAAGGTTAAAGCTCCTGCCATGAGCGCAAGGCTTCCAGCCTGATCAGACAGTGCTGCCATTGCAGTTACAAACGCTGTGACTTGAGGAAGAAGTGTTGCAATTCCCTTTGTAATTAGCATAATACCAACTCCAAAGAGTGCTGCTCCAGCTCCAAAGCCAACAAACGCTGCTGCAATAGAAAGAATAACAGCAGCAAACGCCAAGATTGCCGGAGTTGCTAAAGACAGTCCCGTTCCAAATATCCCTACAACAGCTGTTAGTGCAACCATGATTCCCATTAAAACGCCTATCACGATAGCAACTTGTGTAAGCCTATCAGCAGGAATCTGTGCAAGCATTGTCATAGAGACAGCTAAAATAGCAACTGCTCCAGCAAAAGCTATCATCATTACAGAAATTCCAAGTGATGCAATTGCAGACATGTTTTGACCAATGGTCATCATGACACTCATGCAAATTGCAAAGACAGCCATTGTCGCGTTTAATGCTAGAGCCACTCCTAATAAATCTTGAGCTGGAATCTGCGCTACTTGTACAAGAGCAAGTGATAGAATGGCAACTGCGCCACTAAATGAAAGGACTGTAACTGCAAAAGCTCCTATATCAAGAGCTGTAAAACCTTGAACGATATTTGCAATCAAGGCAATTGACGCTGACATTGCAAGCATCATCATGGACAAAGATTCTGCTATTGTTATTGCAGCATCCACGTTCTGAAGACCTGCAAGGGTTGCAACAATTTGACTCATTGCATAAATTGCAACTGAGAAAGAACCAATTGTAGCAATAAAAGCAACGATGCCGAGCCCTTTCATGTCTTTTGTAACATCCCCTGCAATCTTAATGGCAAGTCCAAGAGCAAGCATCATACCAGCAATCTCTGCTGCTGCAGCAATGGATTGATCCATAGGCAAGGATGCTAAACTAATAGCCATCTTTCCCATCATCTGAATTGCAAGAAGCATTACCCCAACAATTGGAATAACATTAAGAGGCTTTGCTTTGTCCATAAGCTTGACGGACGCTGCAAGAGAAAGCATCATTCCCGCTACAATTGCAAGACCTGCTGCCATGGGTTGCCAAAGAACACCCATAATAGCCATGATAGGTGCAAGAATATACATAGCACCTGCAAGAGCAAGCATAGTACCTGCTATCTTTCCAACTTCTGCACCATTCATAATCTTAATGGACCATGCTGCGGCAAACATTCCACCAGCCATAATTAGAAGACCCTTACCAATCGTAAAAAAGTCAGCTTTTCCAAAAAGTGTTACTGCTGCAGCAAATATAATAAACGCACCAGAAAGAGCAAGCAAAGATGTAGCAATGGATTTTAAGGTTGGAACTCCGGCAGAAAATGCAAAAATTGAAAGGACTGTAAGTACACCAACAAGTCCAAGAAGAGCAATACCAAGTCCTTGAAGTGCTTTTATAGGATTTCCAAGCTGTGTGCTAAGAACAGAGATAGCAACGCTCATTCCAATTAAGGATAGAGATAAAAGTCCAATCGATGCTGCTATCTGTATGGTTAAGTCATTAAAGGCATTAACAACTGCCTTTAATCCTATGAAAATAACGACAACTGCAGCAATTGAACCTGCAAGTTGTCCAAGAAATGCAACAATTCCTCCAACCTCTCCAAATAATGCTTGAAGGGCTTTTATATGAGCGAATATCAATCCTCCAATAACAGTCATCTCTTGCATAAAGAGTCCTGCCTGCACAACTATAATCTTAATTGCCATATTCATAAAGACAATAGAAGCTGCAAGAGCTGCAATGCCAGCTGCCATTTTGAGCATGGAACCAGATGCTTTCGAGATCTTATCTGCATTATGTGCAAACGCTGCCATCACGACAATAAGCGCTGCAAATCCAGCAGCTAAGATTCCAACGGGAACAACAATTCTTGCAAGGAACTCCTGCCAAGTTTGAATGTGATTGTAGAGCACATTTACAGCAACTGTAGTAACACCAAGCTCAATACCAAGAACTGCAAGTACACCAGCAAAGGAAGTCATGGCAAGTGTAAAAGCACCAAGACCCTTGGTATTAACCTTTCTAGAAAGAACCGTTGTCAGATATGCAAGAGCTGCCGCACAAGAAGTGATTGTGATAGTAAGAAGAGCAATCGTTGCTGCTGCTCTTGCAAATCTTTCTGGATCAATTTGAACAACAGAAAGTGCAATAAGTGCTGCCGTAAGAATACCAACACCAATTGCAATGTTTCTAAATGTCTTTGCACCATTAATTGCTGTAAGCTGTACGAAATACCCTCTGATTGCACCAAGAGTCTTCTTTAAAGAACCTCCAAGTGTATCAAAAGCATCACCAAATGTCTGGAAGGAATCTGTTAACTTCTTTAAGTAACGAATAAACAGCAAGATATAACCAAAGGCAAGAATCTGCTGCCAATCCATTTCATTTATCTTAGTAATAAACTTTCCGACAAGAGTGTCAGTTTGCCCAGCAGCTTTCACAGCATTACTTGCATTTAGTACAAAAGACTTAAGAGTTTCAACAATTGTGGCAAAGATTGATTGACTCTTTTGGAGTGCGGGGGTTGTCTTCTCAATCTTCTTTCCAAGAGCACCCATCTTATCTGCAGAAGCACCAATAGTATCTCCAAAGGCTCCAACTGTTTCGGAGTGCTTAGAGAACTTGTTTATAATTGAAGATATGGAAGATTTTACATTGTTAATTGCATCATTTAAGCTAATCTCTCCTTTTGCAAGAGAGAAAATAGATTTCACAAAGGAAGAGATTGCCGTTCCAGCGATGAGAAGACCTCTTGCTATTGTTCCAAAAATATCATTTGAACTTGCAAGTTTTGTGATAAAACTTACAATACTATCTTTCATCTGAATGATAACAGTAACAATTGCAGAAAGATTCTTTTTAACCCCATTCCAATCAATGGATTTAATCTTCTGAATGAGTAGAGAGATACCAATAATTGCAGCTCCAACTACTGTCTGAAGAACTGCTGCAGCAACTCTAAGACCTTTCACAATTCCTTGGATGATTTTAGAAGAAGAGAGTTTCTTTATAATTGGCTCTACCTTTTGAATAAGAGAGCTAATTACAGAAGATACTCCTCCAACTGCTTCTCCTGTATCCTTAAAGCTCTTATTAAGTCCAAGAACTGTTTTTAACAAATTGAAAGATAAGATAATCTTAAATAATGAGATAATCGTATTAAGACCAAGTCCTCCCATAAACAAAGACTGCAATGCTTTAATAGCAGTCGTGATAAGAAGGAAGGACATAATCGGTTTTCTAAAAGCAAGGATTACTTCAAGACCTGTTTTAATAATAGAGAACGTTGTCTTAGCAACTTCCTTGAGATCCGCCATTTGATCCTTGGTAAGGATAAGGTTTCTAGTAAAGCGTTCAATAAAGTCTGTAATAGCCATGAGTCCTTTTGCAGAGTTTACAGATCCTTGAACATACCCTGTCACCTCTTGCAAAGCCTCTCCTATTGGCTTTAAAACACTCCAAATCGCATTGAAAATATTAGCAATGGATTGGAGCATCTCCTTTCTTCCACCCTCTGCTTTCCAGACAGCAAGCATAGAGTTTCTAAAGTCAGACACTTTATTGATGGCATTTCCTAAAATGTTAGAGATTCCAGTCCAAAGCCCTTTTGCCTCTTCGAAATCACCAATGACAGTTCTAAAACTCTGTGTCCATCCAGATCCAATTGCTTCTCCTAATGTATCTACCAGCATGGAAAATGTTTTGACATCTTTTGCGGCATCAGCAGCTTTCATTCCAAGTTGCTCAAACTGCTTTATTTGAGTAGCAGTAAATCCTTGAGCTTTAAGTCTCTTCTCATAATTCTCTTGCTCTACTTTTGTTAAATCTCTTATGTCTGTTGCATAAAGTTTAAGAGCAGTTGTCAGGGTATCATTGGTAAGCCATTGATATTGAAGAGAATCATTAAAACCTTTCTGAGCATTGAAGAGTTCTGAAATATCACCCTTCATGTTCGTTGTTACGGTTCTGTAACCACCACTAACTTTCTTAACTGTACCAAGTGCTTCTGCTGTTTGAAGGAGCGTATTCTTAAACTCTACGGTAGCCATCATAGAGTTCTCAATAGATTTCCAGTCGATGAGTTTTGTATAACCAGAAGACAGTGCCTGAGCAAAGTTATACATAGCATGAGAAGCTTGTTGTGCATTTGCTCCAGAGATAGCGGCCTCATTAGCAATTCCTTTAATGGCAGCCACTGCATCATCAAGTTTAACTCCCTGATTCGTAAATTTACCGATATTGGAAGTCATATCTTGAAACTTATAGATGGTATCATCTGAGTATTTGTTTAACTCATCAAGCTTTTTATTTACTCTTTCAACAGATTCTCCTGTTCCAGCCATAATGGTTTGAACAGATCCCATCATGTCTTCGTATTCCTTGAAGCCTTCTCTTGGACCAGACGTGATCATGGAGAGTCCTTTATGGACGAAGCTGCTTACTGAATTTCCAATATTACGAAGAACTTGATCAGAAATTGTACCAAGTGCAGAAAACTTTTTGGTCATGACATCAAGAGAACTATTCATTTGATCAAAAGAAGAGTTCGCCTTGGATAACTGACCTTCCATTCCAGAGAACATCTCTTTTCCAGTTTTCTTGGTGTTCTCTTCAATGGTATCATTTAATTTATTTAGAGATTGCAGAGTTTCCTGAATACCAGCTTCGAATTGTTTGTTATCGAATTGCATCTGCACAACTCTTTGATCAACTTGTGTTGCCATATGTATTCACAACTCCTCTCTATTGTGCTAAATTTGAGAATATCATGATGATTTCACTTCTTCCCAAATATCTTTTTCCATTTCATCAAATAAAGGTTTGAGGGCCGGATTGATGTAGTCAATACCTTCAACCCAGCCCCCATTTTTTGTTGCATGACCATATTGAAGCATCAGTGCAACATTAAAATAATCTTTCTTTACATTGCTGTTGTACCAAGTAAGTGTTAAAGTCTCACCATCGTCTTCTATCTTGTAATACCAAGATGAAGCAGTAAGCCCTGTATCTCTTGGAGTGTTTTCTGAAAGAAGTTGAACTCCTCTTTCTCCATACTTATTTAAATTGGAAAGGAACTTTTTCTCTTGCATGGCTTTAAGGAATTTAAAAGTTTTCTTAAAATCCCCTTTTTCAGACATTTGTACCACAATTCCGTGAGCCATTTTGAGAGTCCTCCAATGATACTATTTAGACGATATACATGTTCTTCTTTCTTCCAAGATCTTTAACGCTATTCTTTTTCCTATTTGTCTTCTTGTTAAGTTTCTTATTAACATTGTCGACACTATTCCTAAGATTATCAACAGGTGTATTTGTAATGATCTTCGGCTGATGAAGTGCCTTATTTAATCTATACTTAGCATTTCTTACAGTGTTTCTAGCATTAATCTTTGCAAGATCCTTTTTGTATCTTGCCTTATTCTTAAGACTTCTTGCATCAGACTGAACACTATAGATTCCAGCATCAATATTGTTCCTAGTCTGTCTTGCTCGTTTCTCGGCATCTCTTGCAGCATTGGATACAGATCTCTTAGCATTGGAAGCAGTTCTCTTTGCAGAATTAATGCCAGAGTTTACCCTAGATCTTGCCTCATTCATTGCATTATTAGCAGTTCTCTTTGCAGAGTTAATTCCAGAATTTACTCTAGATCTTACTAAGTCAGCATTATTATTTGCATTAGACCTTGCTCTATTTACGGTTCTAGATGCGGTTCTCCGAATATCATTGATTTCATTCTCAGCTCTGTATCTAGCATTGTTGGCATTTCTTTTTGCAGAGTTAATTCCAGAGTTCACTTTCCTTCTAGCAGAATTAATACCAGAATTCACTCTAGATCTAGTTAAGTCAACATTATTTCTTACTCTAGATTTCGTTCTACTAGCTGTTTTTCTTGCAGTTCTTTGAATATCATTGAACTCATTCTCAGCGTTAGATCTAACTCTATTTGCAGTTCTTCTTGCAGAATTGATTCCAGAGTTTACTCTAGATCTGGCTAAGTCAATATTATTTCTTGCATTAGATCTGGCCCTATTTACACCGGAGTTTACTCTATTGGAAAGATTTTCTGCAGTATCTTTAGCCGCGTTAATACGATCATTCACACCGTTTCTAAACTTCGTTACAGCATAATCCCTATTTACTGCATCACTAATTTCATTTGCTGTATTGCCTGCAATGTGTCTCCTTGCCTGCCTGTTTCGCTCTAAGCTGCTGCTTTCTTGCAAGAATCCTAGCTTTGTTCTTGATGTAATACGCCTTATTGTAAGCATCCTGCTTTGCCTTATCCCAGTTCTTGGAATAGTGGGCCTTACCTGTTGCAGCATGTTCGATATAATCGTCAGGACCTAAATTCCAGCTATAATTATTCATAGTCTTTTAACCTTTCGTATGAAACCTTGCTTTGTTGAGCTTATTTAGCTCTGAGTAATATTTTGATGTTTGCGATTTACTCATTTTCTCAGGTGGTGTGTTGTTCTCACTGCATACTTTAATAAGTGTCAGTAAATTATTTAAATGCCATTTCTCGCATACTTCAAAGGGGAGATTGAATTCTGCCATATAAGAATATATAACTTCAGATGTGAGAATTACAGGTTTTTGTTTCTTCTTACTTGGGCGTTCTTTTATTGTTGTTGCAGTCATTGGATCATTAATGTAACTTATAATTTTGTTATAGTCTTCATTCGATAACTTCTGAAAAATATAAGGAGGAACTGATTGATCAAGTGACATGCAATAGAAATAGTACAAGGTTTCGTCTAAGGTTTTTGGTCCTGTTTTATCGGATAGATATGGTCTCTTGTACTTTTGTTCCCAACGTGTAAGAGATATTAAAGAATGCTCAAGACGCAAGTCATAATCCTTTACTTTGTAGAATTCTCCTTTGGCGTTGTCAAAGTATTCACCACCTGGTATTTTTATCCTGAGCATTCTTTACATCACCTCGGATTCACTGCTTATTTTCCGGAAATGGAATGGTGTTTTCCTTCTTCTTAGGCATTACACCGTTGATGAACTCCTGAGCTGCCTTCTCATCTGTTGCAAGTCTCATGTAAATCTGAGAATAAGCATTGGTTGAGACAAAGTCGTCGATGATCTGCTGACTCTTTCTAAAGTGAATGCCATCAGGATCTCTCTCGCCATAAGAACGGACAATAATATCCTTGAAGTACTTAATAAGCTCAGGTGTAGACTTTGCTCCAATGATCTTCTGAAGCATGGCTACCATGCCACCGGACACACCATACTGCATCTCAGTAATCTCAGCCTCTGTAAGATTGAAGTAGAAATCCCCCTCAATCATGTTTCCATCAAAATCCGGATACTTCTCGTGAATCTTATACATAATATGCTCCTTTCAAATGTTTACATTACTTAGGACTTGAACGCGGCCACAACCTCATCAGGAAGCGGAAGCTTTGCAGTCGTTCCAGTACCAGAATCAGCACCATCAGTACCGTAAAGAATATCCTCGAACTTCTTGAGCTTCTCAGCATCAACCTTAGTGGAGTTGATAACCATGTGACTCATCGGCTTGCCAAAGGTGTTACGAATAGGATTGCAAGCAAACTCAAAGCTCATCGTTCCAGCTTCCGGAGAGTCATTGATCGTCTGATACTGCAGCTCAGAAGGAGAGACCGTTGCGTTGTAGACAAGGTGAAGCTCATAACCGAACGACATGCCTGCCTCGTCATTTCCAAGCTCCGTTCTATAAGAAAGACCAAACGGTGCCCTAGGCTGCTGATTTGCCTTGACACCAGGCACAAGCTCAAGCTCACCATTGCACTCTGCGAAGCTGTCCGGATAGGTGTAGCACTCAATCGTTCCACCAAAATCCTCTGCACCTCTTAAAGATCCATACAGAATGTTATCTGCATAGAACTTCTGCTCGTCTGCGCCAGAGGGAGACTCCGTGACAGACGTCAGACCATTCCAAGCCTCAGCCTTGTCATAAACTCCCTTATTGAGGCGATACAGAACACCATTCTGAACACCAAGAGAGTAAATCTTCTCTCCAGTGCCGTCCCATGTAAGTCTTGCCATAATTTGTTACCTCTTTCTATAAATGTGAGTGTTAAGGCTTGAAACGAGTGCGACTTCATTTCTTGCCAGTGTATTGAATAAACCCTTATAAAGGGCTTATTAGTGAAATTATCTTCCAAAAAGTCTCTGGATTACATTTCCAACATTAATTTGACTCTTTAGAATATTAAATGCCTCCTCTGGAGTTTGAACATTTGGCATATTAATACCATTCTCCTTGCAGAGGTTCATAAAAGCAGTCTTACTATCTCCACCATGAGAAGAAACATAAGACTTGGCCCCATCCAAAGGATTTGAGGCAGGTGTTTGAGTAAGAGACGTACTTCTTTGGAACATGTCAAGAATTGGATTATTCATCCTTCTCACCTCCAAGATCTTTCACAAGCTTGTTTACTTTGTCAGCTAACTTGTCAAATTCTTTTGTTGTGACGTAAACCGGGGTTTCCTCTTTCATCTCGGCATCATCCATTGGAACAATCCGAAAGCCTTTCAAAGTTGGATAACCTGCGCCGTCCGTCATCTTCGCCCAAATAATGGAATCTGTCTCATCCATTAAGAGAATCGAAGAATTCGGAGGAAGAGAATAGGCTTTTGCACCATTCTCACCATGTACTTGAGGAACTTTAATAGAAGGTTCCTGTTGCATTGGCGTTTGAGGCTGATTAAACTGACTATAGCCATAAGCAGGAATCCCAAAATTATAAGGATTATACGGATTCATAAGTAACACCTCCTACACTCCATTTTTGATCGTCAATTCTTTATCGGTAGTTGCTCAACTTTGCTAAGCAAGACCTTTCCTTCTCCAGTGACATCATCAAGTTCGAAATAAGGAACAGAAAGATCTTTAATTGTCTGGAGTTCATCAAACGTGATAGATCCTTCATTGATAGCATTTTTGCTAAGAAACATGAATCTATCTCGTAAGAGTGCCACATTGGCTTGCTTAAGTTTAGCGTCGTTGTTTGCCATTTCAGATAAAGCACTATCGACGTTATCAAGGCGTCTTGAGAGCTCATCTAAAATATCTTTTCTCATCATTCTTTTGGAGAACCATGAGGACGAGATCACGGCAACCAACACTGATGCAATGCTTGCAACTATCGTACTAAGCCAAGGTGGCATACTCTTTACCCTCCCTAGCCTTTAAAGTGACTGCATGATCGTAATCTCTGCTACTCGTTTGGAGTAATAGCTTACGATGTGCTCATCTGGATTCTGAATCATCTCGAAAAAGTTCTTGGTATGTGCCAACTCCTCTTTTGACATAGCCAAGAACTTGTCTGAATCTGCTTTCGAGGTTTTCTTCAGCCAGAGCGCTTTCTTTGCATAATCTTCAGCATCATTAAGCTCATCACAGAGATAGTTTTCCAGCTGGTTTAAACTCATCCAGTGGTAACTGTAGAGGAGGCTGCCTGAGATCCACTAGGAGTCCAGGCAACAAATCTACCAAGTGCTCCCAGAATGTTCTGAGTCTGCTGAGCATTATTGATCGCATTTTGAGCAACACCAAGCTCTCTGTTTCTATCCTCCAGACGATCCTGAAGCATCTGCGTCTTAATGCTGCAGCAGCACTGATCCATCTGATAGCCCAGCTGGCTGATCTGCATCGCAAGCTGGTTTGTCTGGTTCTGAAGCTGCTGAGAGACACCATCAAAGCCGCCCTGAAGTGTCTGGTTCACACTGTTAAATCCCTGGACAGCATTGATCTGGTTTGCATAGTTCTGCTGCTGGAGAATATTTGTCTGACCGTTGATAAGCTGAGCAGTCTGATAATTGTTATCTGCAGTAGCAAGCGCAATGTTATTAAGGCCAGTGTTTACAGTCTGATTGTTAATCATGCTCTGCACATCAGTCACTGTTGCAACATTGGGAGGAACTGCCGGACCAGGATTGCGGTTCCAACCACCACCCATAGCTCCAAAGAACAGGAAGATCAGAATCAGCCATCCAAGACCATCTCCATTGCCGAAACCAGAGCGATTACCCAGAAGAGCAGCAATGTCCCCAAGAGAATAATTTGAATTTTCCATAAGGTTACCTTTCTCTGCTTTGTTCTGAAGCAGTAAGAAATGAGTAAAAATATTTAGTTTTTGTAGATTGACTATCTGTGCAAGGGTATCAGCTCCTTTCTATCTCAGATATTACATTGGCAGAGATTTAATAAGCTGTTTTACAGTTTCCTTGTCAGTGTCAGACAACTTTGTATAAGAATTAATAACTGTGGTCTCATCTTCACCACTATTAATTCTTTCCCTTGCATTCCTTGCAATAATTCTAA